CTGGCGACCCCAGATAAGGTCGCCAACCCGCGACGTGCTCACCATGAATATCAGCTGCGTCGTAAGGGGCGCCGCCACCAGGTGCAAGCATATTCCCCCGACTCGGCCGCAAAGGCTGGAGCGGCTTGCCGTCGAGCCCAACAATCGATACGGGATTAGTCATTATTTAAACTCAAACCTGAGGGGCTGACGGGGCCGAGAATCAATACCCAGTTGCTTTTGCAACATCATGATCACGTTGGCCAGCTGTGCGATGTTGGCACGCGTGTAAGTGATGCTTTTCGAGCCATCGCCCTGGGTATAGGTCGCGTTTTCAACCTTGCCGCCCGCCGATAACTGGATGTAAGCCTGCTGGGCATTTTCCAAGGAAATCTGCAACGACTCCCGCGAAATGCCCGCAAGCAAGCTGCTTTTTTGGCCAAAACGGCTCATGGGTAACTCCAGATTAGCCCCCCGCAACAGCGGGAGCATTGCGCTAAGCCAACCGGCTGGTCAGCGATTTACGCTTTGTCGGTTTTGATTGAATGACGCGCGGACCTGTTGCGGCGCCGAACTCTGCCTTTCCGGCTGCCGGGGCTTCTTCAGGCTCAACCTCGGGTCGACGTACAGGTGTGCCGATAGAAGCGTTGACCTCTTCGGCTCGCTTGTTGAGCTTTATCCCCATGTGCAGCAAACCGCAGAGCGCGGCATATCCGTACACGCGGCAGTCGAGCGCTTCGTTAGCCCGGCCGGGACGCGGCTCCCACACCCTGTATTTGATATTGCCCGTCACCTTGACGATGGAGCGCTCTGCCGTGAGCTGGGCGAAGTAGTTGATGTCCCGACTGGTCGGAAAATGCATGTAACCGGGGCCCGGCTTGTCCTTCATTAGGCGCGTGGTGATCGTGTCCTTTGCAGCGTTCACGCCCAGCGTTACAGGGCGGTAGGTGGCTTTGCTGCGACGACTTGGCGCCTTGGTCGGCCATATAGGAGAGCGCTTGCCATTGCGGGCAGGCTCACCCCGAATAGCCCAGATCCGGCGACCAATACGCGCCTTACAGAAGTCATAGACCGCCTGGGTGTGGTGACCGCCCGAGTCAAAGCAAGCCGCCATCACCGGGAATGCATAACCATCGGCGCGATACCAAATCCGCTTAAGGTAAGCATCGAGTTGCGCGTGAGTTTCCGGCTGATCGAACTCACCATCAATGACGTGGTAGTCAATTGACCAGGACTCTTCGTTTGCCCCCCAGCCAATGACTTCCATTTCAAGACGGTAATCCTGGCAGTCAATGCCAACAGTGATCAACGCCACGCCATCAGGCACTTCTGCCGCCCAGTGTTCACAACGCGCCGCCAACGCTTCAATCTGTATTTCCCGGCCGGAGTTTTTCCGGTATGGCAGGCCGAGCTGGGTGTTGAAGAACGCAAGCTTCATGTCTTCATCATCACCACAGGCCAACCACTTGCCAGCCATGTCGGACGGTTTGTCTTTCGACCAAGGGCTGTAAAGCTTCGAAGCTGTGAAGCCCGCGTGTTCGTTATCAATCGGGTGGCTGCCACATGTTGGGCAGCGAGCCAGATACACCGAATGCCGAGGGCTTTCGGACAGCGTCCATACCTGATCAACCGCCCCGGCTTCTTGCAGTTTCCACGCCGCGTCGTACTGCTCTAGCGGCTGATGTCGGTCACCGCAGCACTGGTAGGTTCTGGTTTGATGCCAGCGGATGCTGCGCAACGATTTTAGGCGCTCGCCCTCTGACCATTCATCACCGCAGCCCTCGCAATACATGCGGGCTGTTTTAGGCAAGTGAGCGCCGGTTTCGGGATCTTTCTGCCAGTGCACATGCTTGAAAAACTCAGGGAACTGACGGTGCCCACAACTAGGACATTGCACCGACGCTTTGCGCTGGTCAGAGGCCAAGTAACTTTTTTCGATGCGCGATTCGTCTTCAACGGTCGGCGAACAAGCCCTAACCGACAGCCAGTTAGCGCCAAAACTGGCCGTACGCTCTTCAGCCAGCATGATCGGATCGCCCTCGCGGGTGATCGGGTATTTGTCGACCTCATCGCTAAGCAGGATGCGAATCGGACGCCGCGCCAAGTTATCCGGGCTACCAGCGCCGGCCAGCGCGAGAAAGCCGCCAGGGAAAGACTTGTAGAGCAAAGTCTCGTCGGCTGACCGGGTTTTGCCTGATCCTACCAATGCACGCAAAACTGGGGTGCTTCGTACCAGCGGGCTGATGCGCTCTTTCGAGAACTGCTCAGCTGCCGCCTCTTTGGGTTGCAGCAACAGCATCGGGCACGGATCAAGGTGAGCGAAATAACCGAATATGTTTTCCAGCAACGCGGTCTTGAGCAGCTGGGTGCTGACCATCACGGTGATGACGTGCACACCGGCTTCGGTGACGGCCATCATTGGCCCGCGCGCCACCTCAACAGTGGATGTTTCCCAGTTGCCGGAAATAGCCCCAGCCTCTTTTGCCAGACGGCGATAGCGATCAGCCCAGTCAGGAACACTGATGCGTGGGGGCGGTGTCCAGCCTTGACGAAAGGCCAGGGTTAGACGGTCAGTCTTCGTTAGGGAACTCGACCTCGATTTCTGGCTCACCAAGCTGGCTGATGTGCTTGTGGACATACTCCGTCAACGCTCCAACCACACGACCAGCCTCAAGCCTAAGATCTGCGGCAAGAAGCGGCCCAACTCGGGTGGGCCAATTAAGCCAGGCATCGCGGGATGCCCTGGCCTGCTCAAACAAGATTTTTTCAGCGATTTCCAGCTCAACCAGCGAACCGGACTTTTTTTCGTACTCAAGCTGTCGCAACAACGCGAGGTAGTTCTCTTTTCGGCGCAATGCTTCTGAGTAATCGTGGCTAGCCTCACCACCGCTCTCGAGCAGTCGAGCGGCTTCCTCTTCGAGGGTTTCACCATCAATCGGCAGGGGGTTCGCAGAGCGCGAACCCTTTCCCGAAGTGCGAACCACAGGGTTCGCATTTGGGTTCGCAGGGTTCGCACTTTTTGCATTGCCTTCGCGCCAGTTGCTTCCGACCAGCAACGGGCTGAGTGAGCCATCCTCAAAAGCCGCCAATCTATTGAGCTTCAGCGCCTTTCGAACCAGCGTATCGGACACGTTTTCACGTCTCGCGAACTCGCGAATCGAAATGCCTTGCTTCATCAGCGACCTCTGGTGCGAACACCTTTCAAATGCCATAGCTGGGGACGCACCGGGGCGCGCAATGCCCTCGATGCAGGATTCTCCAGGAGGGACCCAAGCATAGGGGGGGGGGTAGGCGCCCTGCTCGCCCTGCTAGATCAGCGCGCAGACGCCAAGGCCTTGCTCATCGCCTCAGTAAACAGAGCATTGAACCTGCGATCAATCAGGGCTCTAGCCTGACTTCTGTAGTTCAGTCGCTTCTTGACGGTTAGCGCATCACCGAAACGAATCAACAGTTTTAGACGGCCAGTCGTGTTGGCGCCGCGCCTGACTTCTCCGCCTTGGCGAGATCGCCCACGCTCACTGCCTTTCGGGCGATGATAAGCGCGTTGCCATACACCATTGACGATGCCCGACTTAGTTTTGACCGGGCCAATAAAGATATCTTTGCGAGCCTTCAGCCTGGCGAGCGCTTTACGCGGCAACTGGCCATAGCTGTCGAGCTTGATGTTCTTCGGGTTGATCAGCGCTCTACCTGACAGAACGTGGGAGCCGCCTTTCTCGTAAGGCTCCAGATATCTAGCCGCAATGGGGCGAACAAACACTTTGGCCTGCAAGGTGTCCTTGCGAGCACCCTGAACACCTACTGACTTCTGGGTGAATGGCTTCGGCTTATTGAAGGTGCTACCGATATTGCGCGTTTCGTCGACTTGCACCTCTTTGGCTAACGCTGTGAGCGCTTGAGCTGTGGCGAAGTTGATCTGTGTATGAGCCAGTCGGGACAGAGTGCGCGTAATCTCTTTGACGTTTGCGCGCACCGACATATCGAAGATATCCGTCATTACTCAGACCTCCGCGGCAGCTTGAAGTCTGTAACCCGATCAGCTATTTCCCGGATCTTTTCCACACCCAAGAAGCCAATCCAGCCACCAACGAAGGCAGCCATGCTTTGAGGCAGCGTGAAGAACTCCAAGCCGCTGATGATGGTCAGCGAAAGCCCACCGCAGATGGCGCCCTCAATCAGCATCTGGCGACCAGTGCCGCCGCCGTAGGTGATACGCAACACCGCCATGACGCACGAGAGCCCAGCCGCATAGAGGATCGGCGCGTGCTGGCTTAACCACGCAAGCGCTACCGCCCATGTGTCTGGTTTGTCT